GGGCATCTGAGAGAGTTATTTTAGCCTTTTCAGCCTCTCGTATCAAACCTTTCAAAGCCGTGTCTGTAAGAGGCTTTTTGGCAGCTTTACGGACTTTTAAATAATCATTCCATAAAGACACATCAACACCTTTAGGTGGTGCTATGTTTTTATTAGTTGTTGTTAAAGGTAAAGGTGATGGTGAAGGTGATGGGCATTGCTTAAGCATTGCTTGTGCATTGCTTGTAGCATCATTTTCTTGTTTATCCCATCTAGCTTGTGCGCCTTTTAAAGCCCTATCGTGCATTTTGGCTTTATTTTGCATTGCAAGGTTTAATTCTTTTTCAACTCTAGCGTGAATCCAATAACCATCTGAAATGCTAAAAAATTGCTTAAGCATTGCTTTAGCATTGCCCCAAGCATCAGGCGATAATTTAGAAATCTGAGCTAAAACTTGATCATTGTCTGGCAATCGACCAGATCGCCAATAATCCATAAGAAGCAATAAATATGCTCCGTGCTGTTCGGTGGTAAGTCTAGCTGTATCTGCTAGATAGTCCCCAATATAAAGGGGCATCCATATATCTGCTTTTTGCATACAATTCCTCTGTCAAAGGTAGTCAAAATAAGGTGGACTGGGCGGGCGGTGACTAATCGCTTTTCGGGGATGACCCTAGCCTGTCCATAGATTTTACTACTTATTTTTGTTTTTTAGTTCTTTTTTGGGCAACTGCTTTAGCCCTTGCAATAGTAGGAGAGCCATCTTTTTCGGGTGTAATTCGGTATTCATCAATTGCTTTGGTAAGGATACTAACAAGACCCCATTGGACAAGGGTTTCAAGCCCTTCTTTGTCAAAGTCAACTTGAGCGTTGGCTGATCCATCTTCGTTTTCCTTAATGATTTTTACGCTTATCTTCATTTTGTTGATCCCCCATAAATTTGATGATCCATATAGTTTAATCGTTCTTTAAGCTGTGATAATTCTTTTGTTAAAAAATCAGCCCTGTATTGTAATTGTTTAATTTCTTTATCTGCTCTTACAAGCATTTTAAGTAACATTTCTTCTCTGTTCATTGTAGTTCGGGCCAAATAATGTGCCAGGACTTAGGAAATATATCCTTGCGAGTGATTAAACCATGCGACTCTTTTTCAAGAGTTGCGCCTAAAAATGCAAATTGCGATGATGGTATGTTGTTTTTTCGCCACATTGATACAGCATTTGGTGAAATACCTACCAATTTAGCAACTTTTGTAGTACCACCTAGCAAATCAATTATTGCTGAATCTGTTAGTTTTAGCTTCATTCAATTATCTTACATCGTATGTCGTTATTTTGCAAATAGTTCTTGACAGCCTATGAAATATGCTTACAATCAATTTTATAGCAATTTCGCTATGTATCTAAGGGGAATTTAGATGGGTGAATTACACCAACTGATGTTAGAGCATGAAGAATTTTTAGAAAAGGCTTTAGATGATATGGAATTCAGTAACGAATTTATGTCACAAGCACAAGTAGATTGCATACGCCAAGCGTGTGGCAAACCAAAAAATTGCAAAAATGAAACGTTAACTTCATTGTTTAATGACTTTGGCAATATTTTTAGGAGCGCACCATGAATCAATCAGAGTCAATCGCTAAATTAGCAACTGCTTTGTCAATTGTTCAGGGAAAACTTACTCATGCTAAAAAAGATTCAGAAAATCCGTTTTTCAAATCTAAGTACGCTGATCTTGAGTCTGTGTGGGATGCTTGCCGTGATCTTTTGGCTGCAAACGGCCTTAGTGTTATTCAGTTTCCTGGAGAAACTATTGTAAATACAGTAGTAGCCAATGAAAGAGAAACAGTTATTGCTGAAATGTCATTAACAACAATTCTTGCTCATAGCTCTGGTGAATGGATTGGGCAAGAAATGTCTTTACCTATGTCAAAGGTAGATGCTCAAGGCGCAGGGTCTGCGTTAACTTATATGCGTAGATACGCATTAGCAGCAGTAGTAGGAGTAGTACAAGCTGACGATGATGCAAATGCAGCAGTAGTAAGCAAGTCTAGTTCAGCAATGAAAACCATAGCCAAAGATATTTTATAAAGGAAACAACATGGCGTATATAGCTAAAGAGGGATCAGGGAGTTTATTCAAAAATGATCGTAAACAAAGTGATTCGCATCCTGACTACACAGGCACAATTATGGTGGCTGGTAAAGAAATGTGGCTTTCGGGTTGGGTTAAAGAAGGCAAAAAGGGTAAGTTTTTTAGCATTTCAATTGGCAAAGAAAAATTACCTATGGGATTTAAAGCTGCTGGATCGGATGAGTTACCTAAATCTGATCCTTTTATTGATGATAGTGTTCCTTTTTAGGAGATAGTTATGCAGAACCAAATTAAAGACATTATTGAAACTAAATACACGGAAAAAGTATGGATGGGTGTCAATGTTGATGAAGAACAACAACTCATTAGTTTTAGACCTGAAGATTTAGCATCAGTCATTAAGGCGGTTCTGCTTGTTGCAGCAGACTTATGCGTATTTCAAGAAGATAGCATGAGAATTATTAACTACTCTAAGGGCATTTAATGGCCTGCAAAAACTGTAAATTTTATGTATTTATGCAAAATGATATGCTTGGTGCTTGTAAGCTCAATCCTGTTGTCGTTAATAAATCGCCATCAGATTGGTGTGGTCAAGAAATCCCAGCAAAATATGAAGCAACAATAGTTCCAGATGCACCTTTAGATATAAAATTTGTATATGACATCAACACGGATGAAGTAAAACCAAAAAGGGGAAGAAAAAGTGCTAATAAAGGACAGCCAAAGTGAGTCGGGCCATTGGTATGACAAGAATGGCAATCCAGCCTATACAGTCATTGGATCATCTACGGGCAAGGAACGAGCAACAACTTTACGAGATGCTAAAAAACTCGGTTTATTGCCCAGCGTTACCACAGTCATCGGAGCAGTTGCAAAGCCAGGACTTAACAGATGGCTTCAAGAACAGGCCATCCTCGCTGCACTTACATTACCTCGCTTAGAAGGCGAAAAAGAGTCTGATTGGCTTAGTAGGGTATTAAACGATAGCAAAGCACAAGGAAAAGATGCTGCGGCAAGAGGAACTGCCATTCACAACATCATTGAGAGCTTCTTTGACGGCATTTTGCTTGAATCAGTACCTACCTATTGCCGTAACGTAGAAAACGCCTTACAAGCCGCTTATGGGGCTAGAGCGTGGCTTCCTGAACAGTCTGGTAGCCATGAGCTAGGATTTGGTGGAAAAGTCGATTTACACGCCAAAGCAGACAAGATTAAGGGTGTGCCAGGGGTGGTTGTAGATTTTAAGACTAAAGAAGTCCCTTTGGATAAAGTCGTACCCTATGACGAGCATATCATGCAAATGGCGGCATACCGTGAAATGCTTGGTTTAGAACACGCTCGATGCGGAATTATGTTTATTAATGGTTTAACCAATGAAGTGAAATTGTGCGAAATTCCAGAAGATGAGTTGCAAAAGGGATTAAAATGCTTTTTCCACTTATTGCGCTTTTTTCAGTTAAAATCGGGATTATAGAATTTATGGGGCTGGCATTGGTGATCCCCCGCCAAAAATCCTTCCGTGAGGTGTCAGCCCCACCCTGTTGTAAAAATACAACACTCAAATTATTTTTAAGAATATTGACCAAGATCAAGATTTTTCTTGAAAATCTGTAATAAATTACATACATCAGGTCAACGACACTATTCAGCTCTATGGCTCTTAGAGATTTCAGACTAAAAAGACTTTGACCTGACTTTTTTAATTTTGGGGGAAATATGAAAGCAACTTTAATAGAATTAGCATTAGGTGGCCTTATGGGTCTGGTTATTGCAATTGTTATTTTTGGTGTTAATTATTTACGGACAGGGTATGTAATATGATTGATAAATCTGAATTTACTATCCGAATGATGGAAACCCTTAAAAATAGGGAAATGTTCAAAAATAGAGCGCAGATTACTTTATTACTAGAACGCAGGGGTAAAACTTTAGAAGCAAAACGTAAGCTAATAATGATTGCTAATTCGCCATTGTTCTATGCTTTTGGATATGAATACAACGCTCAAGAAGGAAGAAATTATGGTTTTGGATACTGAATTTGACGTGCCTGATAGGGCTAATTACAAATGCTATAAGTTAGGCAATGTAATGTATATACCTCATTATGAGTTACCTGGTGTGTTTGTAGGCCCTAGTAAACGTAAAGAAAGCAAGTTTATACGAGCAGATTACGTTGCACGACACTTCTATAAAAGTGAACTTGTAAAGATGGGTGCTACAGAACATATTGAGCAGCTTTGGACAACTCCAGCAAGGGATCAAAAATGAGTTTATGGGATGAAGCTGGCGAACTTGAAAAAATCGCTAATCAAATAAGCTGCTTAGGCAATGTTTTAGAGTTAGTTGCTGAAAAACTTACAGAAAATACAGAAAGTGGCACTCTTTGGCTTTGTAAAGATGTTTGTGTCAATATTTCTGAGCGTTTAGATAAAAGCATGGTTGCTCTGTTAAACATGGACATGGACAATAAAAAGAAATGAACGCAAATGAACTAGCTGAAATACAAGCATTTAAAACTGAAGAACTAACTATGTGGGAACGAAATCATACAGCCACCATGCTACGCCAGCAACAAGCTGAAATAGAAGAATGGAAGCGTAAGTACAAAGATATGCACAACTTGGCTACACAGGCAATGAGCCGAGTGCATCAACTAGAAAAGGCAAAAGCAAATGAACAATGAACCAGTAGCATACATAGACCCATACGACCTTGAAAGATTGCCACACTACGACTGCTATATTGGTAGCCAGCAATTAAAAAATGGTATTCCACTCTACACCCATCCAGTAAAGACACTAACAGATGATGTAGTAAACGAATTGTGGGCAGAATCACAGGAAGATGGTATTGCTATGCAACAAGGTTTTACTACACAACAACATTATTTTGCTTATCTAATACTAAGAAAGGCACAAGAGAATGATTGATTTTCTAAATAACGGCAAAGTCTTAATTAGTTCTAGGTATGACGAAAACCCACTTAAACCACGTTATATAGAACACGATTCAGATATGCTTGAATTGCAAAAGTGGCTTATTGGTGATCCTTATAAGCTGCGTTTTGAATATTGGTGCAATGTGTCATATATTCTTTTGCTTTGTTTCATAGTTTTAGTAATTGCACTTAGACATTGAAATTATTTAGCCAATATTTACACGATAAGTATGATGCGCCTGCTCGTAAAGCTGTATCCGACTGGATACAAATGAAATGGGGCGTAGAGTGTAAAGATAACCCTAATAAGTATGGAGTTGATCTAATCGTTTATCGATCAGGTGTTCCAGTTGGTGCGCTTGAGGTAGAAGTTCGACAAGAAGGTTTTGATCAATTTGGTAGTATTCACAAAGCGCAACGTAAAGACAAGCTAACTCTAGGCAATCTGCCTGTTCTATTTTTTGCTTTAACTCACGACTTACATCGTGCTTATTGGGCAAAAGTAAGCTCTTTAGAGAATTGCCCATTAATTGAAGTTCCTAACAAATATGTTGCTAAAGGGGAGTTATTTTACGACTGCCCCATCAAATTATTTAAAATAGCTGAATTAACAGACTTATTTTAATACTTCCTCATATTAGGCAAAGGAGCTTCTTTTTGGCTTGCTTGATGTGGATGGTGAGCTTTCTCCATAGGCAAAGCAATATGTTTGTCTAGCTTCTTTTCTAAGCGATTTACACGATCTTCTGTGCGATGCTCAGAGTCTTTAACATAATGACCTGTTTTTGTAGATTTTTGCTTATGTTCTTTAATTTCAAATGCCATTTGCTTCTCCAATCATATTTAATGCGTTAAATTTTACATCTTCAACTCGTTTGAGCCAACCCTTTCCAAATACAGGAAATGTTTTAAGGCCTTCATAAAAGTTAATTTTACGCTGACTAAACGCATCTACAATATCTTCTGGCTTTTTTTGATCTAAAAGCTGCATAGTTCTTGGGCCAATAGTGCCATCAGGCATACATTGTATGGCTTCTTGTAAGAGCTTTACAGCCCTTCCAGGCCCCATGTTGACTGCTGCATCAAATAAGCAATAATCAACGCCTATAGGCAGTTGTGGTGCGTAGCAAGCCATCCAATACTTAGCCTTATAAAGTCCTGATACTTGATCAACTGTAAGATTACGCATAATCTTGTCATCTACAGGGTGTCCTAACCATTCTTCAAGGACTCTTTGAGTTACTCCTAAATTAGTAACTCCACCTGGGTCTTGGCTATTATTAACATAGCCACCTTCTGATTTAAGAACTAAATCAAGGCATTTATCAAAGTTATTTTGCATCTAATCCTGCTTG